TACAACCACCTCACCCGGAGATTTCGTAATGTTTATCTACCTACGCATGGCTGTTACTGTTTTACTAAGTGCTGTCTTGGCTTTCCAGATTCACGCTGCCGAGACCAAGAAGGTCTGCAACGCCCAGAAGGACAAGAAGGGTAAGGAAGTTCAGGTTTGCAAAGAAGTCCGAGTCCACAAGAAGCTAGACGCTACCAAGGTACCTACTAAGTGACTGCGTTCTTCAACCCGTGGGTGCTGTTGACGCTTGTATTGGCGATTGCCGGTGCAGCTGGGGGCGGGTATTATAAAGGCAATTCTGCGGGTCAAGCAGAGGTGCGGCAGGCGTGGGATAAAGAGAAGGCAGAGCAGTACGCCGCTTATGCCAAGGGGCAGGAAGAAGCCCGGCAACGTGAGCAAGAAATGCAACAGGCGGCAGACAAGCTGCGGAGAGAGAAAGATGCAGAAATACGCAACATTAACGCTCGTGCTACCGCTCTTACTAACAGCCTGCGCGACCGCCAAACCCGCCCCACCGAAGCAAGTGCCGTGTCCAGTACTACCGGCGCTCGACCCGCAGCCTGTAGTGGAAGAGAGCTTTTTAAAGAGGATGGAGAGTTTCTTACAAGGATCGCTGCCGAAGCAGACGAACTCAGAGCCGCCCTCAAACAGTGCTACAACCAATACAACGCCGTCAGGCAAAAGTAAGGAATAGCTATGCCGAGTACATACAGCCCAGACCTACGAATTGAACTGATTGCTAATGGTGAGCAATCTGGTACGTGGGGTTCTACGACCAACACTAACCTTGGTACGCTGATTGAGGATGCTATTTCAGGTAAAACTTCAGTTACCACCGTTACTAGCCCGTACACGCTAACTGCATTCAATGGCGCAGCGGATGAATCTCGCGCTGCGGCGCTTGAGTTAAACACAAGCACTGGCGCAAACTACGTTGTCATAGTTCCTACGGTAACAAAATTGTATGTTGTCGATAACGTAAATAGTACCTACTCAGTTACTGTTAGGACTGCGGCGGGATCAGGCATAGTAATTCCACCAAACAAAACGGCGCTCTTACGTTGTGATGGCACAAATGTTATTGAGCAGCTTGATTATGTGGTCGGCCAATTTGGCGTAGGCGGTAATGCAACCGTAGCCGGAACACTGAACGTGACTGGCGCATCCACGCTAACAGGCGCGGTCGGCGCACCGGGCGGTGTTACAGGCAACGTAACGGGTAATGTCACAGGTAACTTGACAGGCAACGTCTCGGCAGGCGCGGGCACCATCAGCACGACTAACTACACATTTACTGAAGTTGGTGGGGTTTTGTTTATAAAGAACGGCGCTACCAACATAGCAAAAATAGATGCGTCTGGTAACTTGACTGTCTTAGGTAACGTAACTGCATACGGTACGGTATAAGGAGCAGTAAATGCCGCTTCCAAGTTCTGGCCCCCTGTCTTTTTCAGACCTCCAATCGCAGTTTGGGGGGACTAATCCTATTTCGCTTAGTGAATACTATCGAGGTGGCGGCTTTGTTACGAACACGGCGGTTAACAATACGATCCCGACATCTGGTGTAATTGCACTTAACAATTTTTACAACACCTACGGGCGGGTGCCGATTTTGGTCACGATCTCATCAAGCTCAAACAACTACGATGCTTACGCTAACCGTACGGGCGGATACGTAGCTGGTGTTTCTGATCTTACCTATACGATTAACGCGGGCGTAGTCATTGGTTCTGCCAATACATCCTCTAACTCTTTTACTGTCAGTTCTTCGTTTCTTTCAACCGACACGGTTTCGCTTATCAACAACGGCACCATTAGAGGCGCTGGTGGAGCGGGCGGTGCCGGTGGTATAGGTAATAGTCAAGGCCCACAACCCGGCAGTCCCGGTGGTGCAGGTGGTACGGCACTGCGTACCCAACGCACACTATCTGTAACCAATAACGGCACGATTGCCGGTGGTGGCGGTGGTGGCGGTGGTGGCGGGGCTTCGTACTACAGCGGTAAAGAAGATGATGCCAAGGGCGGTGCTGGTGGCGGTGGGGGTGCGGGTACCGTAGCAGGTGGTGGGGGTGCTGGTGGGCCAGCGTTTGGTCAGGAACTTAACCAGCCGGGTACAGCGGGTTCTGGTGGTACAGCAACATCGGGTGGGGGTACTGGTGTGCCGGGCGGCGGTACCGGCGGAAACCGGGCGGGTTTTGGTGGATCTGGCGGTAGTCAGGGTGCGGCAGGTGGCGCGGGTGCTGCGGGTAACTCTACTAACAACCAACCGGGCGGTGCTGGCGGTGCAGCAGGCTTCTACATCGTGGGCAATTCAAACGTCACATGGGTGGTTAACGGTACTCGACTTGGTCAAGTTGGTTAAAGGAATAAATGATGAGCACAATAAAGGTCAAAGTTGTTGGGTACGACGAGGCATCACAGTCTTTGCTGGTGTCGTTTGCATCGGACAAAACCAAGTCGCAAGACCCTGCCGATTACCCAGCCTACGCCATACAAGCTACGGGATGGGGTTCAAGCGCGGATGTTGAGCAGATCAAACTGTCCATCGCCAAAATGGGTGTGGGTATTGTGCAAGCCCAAGAAGCCAAAGAAGCAGCGGACGCCGACCCGGCAAGGAATGCGGCTGTTATGTCATTAGTTGGAGAACAGTTTACCTGTGCGCTGGAAGATGTTCACGCTGACGGCAGCTATCTGAACGAGGTAACTCTATGATCAGTTACAAGACGACTGCTTGCCGTGGGTTCGTGCTGTGCGTCGGTAGCGGCTTGCAAAATGACGTGTTTGTACAGCCTAACAAGGGTGACGGTGTAGCAATCCAGTATGCCTACGCATACAAAGGGCACGGCACAGTATCCAACGGCGAAATGTCCGATGTATTGCCGGGCAAGCAGTTGCTCGACTTGACGAAGTACATGGGTAAAGAATTTACGTTTACCTTGTTGGGCGACCCCACTATGTGGGTGGCTATCAATCCCGTGCCAGATACGTCTCGTTTTGATGCCGACTTCCTAGCGGGTGGTGCATCAAAGACGGTACAAGGCGCAGAGAAGCGTCGCTATATCCTGTGTTTAGACGGATCGATACAGTGTAATGACACGACGATTGAAGCTACTAAATATGTGGCGTTGCGCAGCGATTCGAATGTTTCAGTAGTTGTTCCCGAAGGTTCAGCCGCAGTAGTACTTACGACGGTGTAAAAATGCCATTACAGAAACTTCAGTTCAAGCCGGGCGTTAACCGCGAAGGAACCACGCTTGCCAACGAAGGTGGCTGGTACGACTGCGACAAGGTGCGTTTTCGTTCTGGCTACCCTGAGAAAATCGGTGGTTGGGCAGCACTGTCGTACAACACATTTCTTGGTGTATGCCGGTCCTTGTGGAACTGGGTAACACTCAAGGGATTTAACATTGCGGGTGTTGGAACTAACTTAAAGTTCTATTTAGAGAACGGGGGCGCGTACTACGACATTACACCGATACGCTTAACCACAACTAACTCAACTACGTTTGCTGCGAATACGGTAACGCCGTCTTCTATTATCACAGTTACTGATACGGCAACTTCTGCCTTACAGGCAGGGGATTTTGTCACGTTCTCACAAGCTGCGAGTCTAGGGGGCAACATAACAGCGGCAGTGCTTAATCAGGAATATCAGATTGTTACTGTTATCTCTGGCACTTCGTACACCATTTCGGCTCGTGCAGTATCTCCAATTGGCACTCCCGGCGCGGCAGTACTTTCTAATGCTTCCGATAGCGGTACTGGCGGCGCTGCCACTGATGCGGCGTATCAGATTAGTGTAGGCCCAGCACTTAACACTACCGGTACAGGGTGGGGTGTCTCGCCGTGGGGCGGATTCATTCCGGGTAGCCCTTCCTCTACACTTAATGGCGCAATCAATAGTTCTGTAACAACCATTACCGTAGTAAGCACTTCCACCTTCACTGCCAGCGGTGCCATTTGGATTGACGGCGAGTACATTACCTATTCAGGTAAAACTGCGACTGACTTCACTGGTTGTGTTCGCGGCGCTGATGGCACGACTGCTGCGTCTCATAACAGCGGTGACTTGGTTTCGCAGTCAACAGCGTTTCCCGGATGGGGCGAAGGTTTTCCGACAGCAGTAGGTGTTGAAGTTGCTTTGCGACTATGGAGCCAATCTAACTTTGGTGAGTACCTACTGTTTAACCCACGTGGCGGGTCTATTTACATTTGGCAACCCGGAGTAGCAGCAAGCCCCAGCTTTACTGTTCGTGGCGTCGTGCTATCGCCCACCTCTTCTACCCCGGTAGGGTGGACTTCGACGGTAACAGATGCTTACTGCCCTACAGAAGTTAATGAAATCCTTGTATCAGATCAGGCCCGCATATTGATTGCGTTTGGCTGTAATGACCCAACAGGCACGTACGCTTCCACGACGCTTGATCCTATGCAGATTCGCTGGTCGAATGCAGAAGACTACACTGTGTGGGACCCCAACATCGCCACCAACTTTGCCGGAGACAGGCGGCTGTCACACGGCTCATACATCGTTGGGGCATTGCAAACGCGGCAAGAGATTGCAATCTGGACAGATACAGCCATTTACGCGATGCAGTTTATTGGTGCGCCAGAAGTCTGGCAGATTATTTTGCTTGCTGACAACATCTCGATTGCTTCGCAAAATGCAATGGCAACCGCGTCGGGTGTCATTTACTGGATGGGCGTAGACAAGTTTTATATTTACTCCGGTCGGGTTGAAACATTGCCGTGCTCAGTACGACAATATGTGTTTGAAGACATCAACCGTGACCAGCAGGAGCAGTTCTTTTCTGGCACGAACGAAGGTTACTCAGAAGTCTGGTGGTTCTACTGCTCGGCTAATTCCGATGTCATCGACCGCTACGTCATCTTTAACTACCTCGACCGCGTGTGGTACTACGGCACAATAGGTCGCACAGCGTGGCTGGACAGCCCACTGCGTCAGTTCCCGATGGCAGCAACAGCTACTAACCTGCTGGTGTATCACGAGGCCATAGTGGATGACGGCAGTACAAACCCGCCCAGCCCAATCAGCGCTTACATTCAAACGTCAGATTTTGATATTGGCGACGGACACAATTATGGATTTGTGTGGCGCATGTTGCCGGACATCACCTTTGATAACTCTACGACACCCGCGCCAAACACACCTAGTGTCAAGTTTGTGGTTCGCCCACGGCAGAACCCCGGTTCTGGTTATGGTGTTGCGCCACGTCCTACCGTTCAGTCAGCGCAGTCTTACGCCGGGCAGCAGGTATACAACGTGCAGGAGTTCACCGAGATTGTGTATAGCCGAGTACGCGGACGGCAGATGGCATTCAAGATTGAGTCAGATACGCTAGGTACACAGTGGCAGTTAGGTGTGCCGAGACTCGATGTGCGGCCTGACGGCAGGAGGTAATACAAATGACAGTACGGACTAAAACAATTGCGCTTACTAAAGCGCCCCTAATGCCATTTGCACCGGTAGAGTACGACCGGAACTACCACGACACGCTTAACAACATCCTGCGCCAGTACTTCGCCACCATCGACAGCCTTGCAGCACAGTTCTGTTTAAGCGGCGTTTACGAAGTAGCAACGCTGCCCGGCGCGGCTACACTAGGTGCGGGGGCTAGAGCGTTTGTCATTGACTCGTCGGTAACAACATTTGGTACCACGGTGGCAGGCGGCGGCAGCGGCAAAGTGCCGGTTTATTCAGACGGCACCAACTGGAAAGTTGGGTAATTCGGGTAGTGAAGTGTTAAACTTTGACAAATTTTATTGGATGAGGTAGCGATGAGCCTCCACACACTAGCCAACCACGTACAGAGCGCCGGGCGCGGAGACGATAAAGTCCTCGTGCATATGACCCCCGGTGAAGTCGGCGGTTTGCAATCTCTTGCCATGGCACATGGCGGCTCCCTCACAATCAACCCAGCAACGGGGTTACCTGAAGCCAGTTTTTTACGCTCACTTCTCCCAACACTAATTGGCTTTGGGCTGGCCCCATTTACCGGCGGGCTGTCTGCTGCGCTCATTACGGGGGCTGGATATACCGCTGCCACCGGCAGTCTGAAAAAAGGCCTCTTGGCCGGTCTCGGCGCTTATGGTGGCGCTGGTCTGGCAAGCGGATTAAATGCTATGGGCGCTGCGGCAGGTGCTAAAGCGGGGGCAGCAGGAGCTAATGCTGCCCAAACAGCCATAACAGGTTTTGCAGACGATGCAGCAAATTTTGCCGGGACAGGGTCGAATCCATTTTCGGTAAACCCGACGTTCAACCCCGCTGCTTCGAAATCAATAATGTTTAATACGCCGGGGGCTACAACACCGGGTATGACATCTTCTGCGCTGACTCAAACCCCACTGTATCCAAATGTTAACTTTGCAAGTGGCTTACCAAAAGTAGCCCCTCCCCCATCTGTAGTGCCGCCTGCACCAGCATCGGTAGTACCTCCAACGACTGCGCCAGCACAAACGCAAATAGCGGATCTTTCTCGCCCGCAACCCGCGCTGGGGGGCTTTACTCCCCCCGTGGCACCTAGCGCACCCGTTACCCCACCCCCTTCTGCCTACTCTAAATATATGTCGCAGGTGGGCGAGGGCGCTAAAAAAGTATACGCCGGGGGTGTTGACGGAGCGAAAGCCTTATACGACGCGATGCCAAGCTATTCCGTTGCCGCAGGCGTTGCTGGCCCGGCCATGAGCTACGCAGAAGAAAAGCGCGAAAAAATGGAAGAGGAAATGCGCCGCCGCGCCAATCAGTCCCCCGGATTGATCCGTCCATACGAGTTTGACTACGGCGCAACCAACGTAGCATCACAACCATATACTGGGAGCGCGGAGCAGCTACACTTTCAACCAATCTTTACGGCACAGACGCCTTACGAAGCGCCGGGTCCTGAGTACAAAAAGGCTGCTGAAGGCGGCGTGATGGGTTTGGCGGTGGGTGGCCCGGTGGAAATGATGTCTGCTCAGAATGCGTTGGCTGATAACACAATGTACCCGCAGTCGCAGCTTCAGACTTCGCTGTATAGCAACCCGATGACGCAGCGCCCAATGCCACAGAATGTTATTTCGCAAGGTATTGATGCGCCGGTTGATTCATACACGGGTGAAATTAAGTTTGCTGATGGCGGAACTCCCAACCTGCGGTACGATTTGAATGAGCTTAACCAGTATGCGACAGGTGGTGGCATTTCGCACTTGGGCGATTACTCTGATGGTGGGCGTCTATTGAAAGGACCCGGCGATGGAGTTTCGGATTCTATCCCTGCTTCTATTGGTAACAGGCAACCTGCTCGTCTTGCTGATGGTGAGTTTGTTATACCCGCACGTATTGTGTCCGAAATCGGAAACGGTTCCACAGAAGCCGGTGCCCGTAAACTCTACGCGATGATGGATCGTGTGCAGAAAGCACGACGCAAGACCGTGGGTAAAAACCAAGTAGCACGTAATACCAAGGCAGAGAAGCTCCTGCCCGCATGAGTTACACGTTTCATCTTGGTAGGTTCAAGGAAACGTACGAAGAACTTGAGCCGTTATACCGGCAGCACTACGCGGAGATGACAGAAAGACTTGAAGCGGACGGCATACCGTGTTCACCGTACAACCCAAGATTGGAGCAGTACGTAGCAGCCGGTGACAGGGGTGATTTGCTGACGTTTATTTTGCGGCTTGAAGGCAGCGCGGTGGGATACAGTAACGTCTATCTTACCAATGACATGCACAACGGTGACTTAATTGCGCAAGAAGACACCATCTTTGTCCTGAAAGAACATCGAAATGGTGTGGGTAAAAAGTTAGTAAAAGTTATTCTGGAAGAGTTAAAAGAGCGCGGCGTCAAACGAGCATCGGTTGCTGCGCTAACTGATTTGAGGGTCGCCAAACTTTGGAAGCGAATGGGTTTTAAAGAAGCGGCAATTCAAATGATATATACATTCTGAGGTCATTATGTGCGCACCACAGCAGCCAGCACCGAGTAGCCAAAACGTCACTCAAACATCGATCCCTGACTACGCTAAACCGTACGTCGAAAAGATGCTCGGAAAAACCGAAGCACTTTCAAATGCACCTTATCAGACTTATGGTGGGGAGCGGATTGCCGGGTTTACGCCCATGCAACAACAAGCGCAACAGGGGATGGCTAATCTTCAGCCAGCACAGCAGTTAGGGTTGGCTACTCAGATGGGGGGTGTGGCGGGGCTTGGAGCACTAGGCGCTGGGCAAAACTACCAGAACATGGCCACTAACCCGTACGCAATGCAGGCGTACATGTCGCCTTATGTACAAAACGCACTTGACCCACAGATGCGTGAAGCCGCGCGGCGCTCATCTATGGAAGGCTTGCAGCAGCAGTCTCGCGCTATGCAGAGTGGTGCATTTGGCGGATCAAGATCAGCACTGCTGGAAGCAGAGCGCCAGCGTAACCTTGGGCAGCAACAAGCAGATATTTACGGGCGGGGGATGCAGACCGCCTTTGAGCAAGCCCGCCAAGCACAGCAGTTTGGTTCCACGCTCGGACTACAGGGGCTACAGACCGCAGGGCAAATGGCAAATACTTTGGGCCAGCTAGGGCAGACGCAGTTTGGCCAGCAAAAAGACGTTATTCAGGGCCAAGCCAGCATGGGAGCGCAACAGCAGGGGCTGGAACAAAAGCGATTGGAGCAGCAGTACGCAGACTTTGCCGCGCAGCGGCAGCACCCTTATCAGCAGTTGGCGTTCATGTCAGACATGCTGCGCGGTTTGCCTTTGTCGCAGTCTGCTTCTACGATGTATCAAGCTGCGCCATCCACGATTTCTCAGCTTGGCGGTCTGGGTCTAGCTGCTTACGGTATGTTTGGTAATCCGTATGGTCAGATGCAAGGTAGAAAAGAAGGCGGAGCAATTAAAGAATCCGATGCACCTGCGGGGCTGTCTGAACTGCTGCTCTATGACATGGAGAAAGCATAATCATGTTGAACGTAAACGAACTCACCTCGCGCTTGGCTAAGATGTCGGATGAGCAGTTGCTTCAGTACGCCCGGCTACACAAAGCCGACACCTACATACTGGCGCTGGCATCTTCTGAAAGTAAACGACGCGAACAACTTCGTGCAGCGGGGCAACAAGTTGCGAAACAGCCGACCATAGCAGATCAAAGACTTGCACAAATGGGCGCACCAGCACCGATGCCGCAACAAACAGCCGCACCCCAGCCACAACTACCCGAACAGCAAGGCATTGGTGTGCTGCCTGCGCAGAACGTCGAGGGCATGGCTGATGGCGGTATTGCCGGATATGGCGACCCGTACGCAGATGAGTACGCAGGCGGCGGGATGGTGGCGTTTGCTGGAGAAGGCCCGAGTTTGGTAGGTCAGGGATTTAGGCGAGACCAAATGCTCCCAGCGCCTCGTGCAAACAGCTTTAATCAAACAGTTGCAACCCGGATGGGAGAAGCAGCATCCCAAGATACGGCGGATGAAATAGCACGGCTGGAGAATATCTTAGCCACTACGCTTTTTGAACCGCAGCGCCAATTTGCGGAACAGCGTTTAGCACAACTACGCAATAAAACTCTAGCAGCGGCACCAACTTCACCAACTCCATCTGCAACTTGGGCTGATGTTCGTCGTGTGGACAATACAATAGACCCACCGCCCCCGCCCCCGCCCCCGCCACAAGCACCACCACAAACACCAAAAGCAAAAACTGGCGCAGCTACACGCCCCGGTGCAGGACCAAAGACAGGCCCTAGTACTGAAAAAGCACCAGACTTTGTTCCAAGCCAGCCGGGCGACTTGACTGCGGAACTTAAGCGGCTTCAAAAAATGAATCCGGGCACCGCGGCTTATGACGATCTGAGCAACAAGATTGCACGGGGCTTTGCCGATTTAGAAACCGCCCGAGAAGAAAGCAAACCAAAAGACAAAGCCTACGCTGGTTTAGAAGCTTTGCTGGGTAAAGAAGAAGAGAAAGCTGCTGGCAGAGAAGCGCGTAATTTCAACATGGCGATTGTTAATTCCGGTTTAGCTATTGCTGGAGGCAAGTCCCAGTATGCACTTCAGAATATCGCAGAAGGTGCGCAGGTGGGTACCAAGCAGTATCAAGAAGGCTTGGAAAAACTGGAAGCAGCTGCGTTGGAGCGCCGTAAACAAAGCGCAATGATTGAAGAAGCCCGCCGCGCAGAAGAGCGTGGGGACTGGAAAGAAGCTCAACAGTACAAACAAAAAGCGTTTGAAGCAGACCTCGGCGTTAAACAGGCGCAGATTGCTGCTGTGCAAGACTTGTACAAGACCGATCTCAAAACAGCTGCTGAAATTGTTAGCAACCAAAATACATTGGCTGCTGGAGATCGCCGGACTATATTTGAGCAGCAACAACAAAACATACGGGCGCGTGAGCAAAATGTTTCGGCAGAAAGAGTTGCGGGCATATATGCAAATTCGCGGCTGGGCGGTCTGGGAGCGCGGGGGCAGATTACCCCCGCACTTGTCTTAAAAGAATACAATGACTTGGTGGCAAAAGACACGTTGGGCGACTTCCAAAAGAGATACCCGACACCGCAACACTACATGGCTGCTATTGAGCAGATGATGAACCCCACGATTGTCAGTGAGTTGCCGCAGAACGCTAACGTGCGTAGGTAATAAATAACGAGGATTACATGGCATACCTTTCTCTGCCTGACGGGTCTTACTACGAAATCCCCAAGGGGATGAACGCACAACAAGCGTTTCTTGAGGCGTACAAAAAATATCCGCAGGCGTTTGGGGTGCAGGCAGAAGCGCCAGCCAAACCAAAAGAACCCGGCATCATTGAGAGCGGTATTGGCGGCGCTAAGAAGTTAGGCTCTTCTATACGTACGGCGGTTGAAACCCCGTTTGGTGTTGAAGAAGCCGCACAGTCCGGCTTGGCCCGTGCCCGTGCGCTAGAAGAAAAGACGCCGTCTGCACTGAGCCTTGAGAAAGTTAAAGAGAAGTACGCAAAAGAAGGCTTCTTCCCCGCTGCGGGAGAAGTAATAAGTCAAGCACCCAGCTTCATTGCAGAACAGAGCCCTCAACTGGGGGCAGCGTTTACTGCTGGGCGTTTGGGCGCTATGGCCGGTGCTCCTTTGGGTCCGGTGGGTTCGACAGTGCTGGGTATTGCTGGCGCAGTTTCGCCGCTATTCTTGCAGTCTTATGGCGCAGGCGCTGAACGACGCGCTGCTGAAGGACTTCAACAAGACCCTGCTAAGACCGCACTGTCTGCGACAGGCCAAGCCGGTATGGAATACGCCTCGATGGTGATCCCATTTGGCGGCAAGTTGATGAGTCGCATACTGGGCGTTGCAGAAAAAGAAGGCGCTCAAGCACTGGTATCCCCCGCAGCCCGCAAGCTGGCTGAAGAAAGACTCGCAGTATCGCTGGCTAAAGGAACGCCCAAAGCGTTGCTGGGGGAAATTCCAACTGAAGTTGGGCAGCAGATGTTGGAGCGTTGGCAAGCCAATATGCCTTTGATGAGCGACGACGCTCTGAAGGAGTACAGCGAAGCCGCTTATGGTGCAACACTGTTTGGCGGTCCTCTCGGTGTTGTTGGTCGCAGGGCACAAGTTGGTGCGGCAAAAGAAGAAGTTGCCAGAGGCGATGCGCTGGAGGCGGCAAAGAAAGCCAAAGAACTGCGCGAAGCAGAAGCGGCGGAGAAAGCCAAGCCCGAGTATGCGCTGCGTATTGGCGACCAATTTGAGGCTTTGCAAAAACAAGAGAAAGGCTTGCTGGCAGCGCGGGGTAAGAAGCCCGGTAAGAATGCTACTGAAGAGCAACGAGAACTGTTTGCGCAGCAGACAGAAGAACTGCAAGGCGTTCGCAATCAACTTAAAGCACTTGCGCCTGAATACAAAGAAATTAAAGCCAAGCTGTCCGGCTTGAGGGAAGAGTTGCGCGTCTCCGGGCTAACGCCAGAAGAGTATTTTGCAGAAGTACAGGGCTATAAGACAGAAGAGAAAAAAACCAAGCCGCAGGCAGAAGAAGATGCGATGCAGGCGTGGATGGATCAGACTGCTGCCGCTGCGCAGCAGCGCCCCATGACGCAACTGCAAAAAGAATTTGATGAGGCGCTGGGCGGCCTTCGCCACTTTGACATGCTAACCCCGCCGGATGTAGCCGACGTAATCAGTCGTGATCCGCTGCTGATGCAAAAAGTTTACAGCGGCGAGTTACAAGTTCCTGAGTTCACAGCCAAACAAAACAGGGAAGTTAACGACTACCTAAAGCTGCAAGTAAAGTCGCTTGCTGGCGAGATGGCGCAGGGGCGTGTCTTTGCTGAAAAAACAAGAGAACAAGTCGAAGAAGAAAAGGCGGCACTACAGCGCATCAGCGAAGCCCCCCTACCTGAATCCAAAGCGGCTACGCAACTCGACTTGTTGAAAGAGCTCGAAGGTTACGCCGAAGAAATGAAGCCCGGCGTTTCAGTCGAACCCGGACTGCAAAAGCAGAACTATCGCGCTAAAGCACAAGAGTTCCAACAAAACGCTAGTGATGCGCTGTTAAAAATACAGGAAAGTCTGGACAAGATTGCCAAAGGCGAGACGCTAGATAGCTCCCGTCCGGACATGCGTAAGTTTGCTTCTGCTACCTCGGGCATTATTCGTCAACAAGCACTAGATGCCAAGCCGCAATATGTTGACGCTGTGATGAATCAGGTCGCAAACGAACGTGCGGCGGAGGGGCAGCAGCCTATCACGACGGATCAAGCCGCAAAAGCTGCGGTGCAAATAGATGCCGTACTCGACGCTTTTATAAACGGCCAAGCTACTGAAGCCGCTTTGCTTAGACAACTGGACGTGCTTCGCGCTCGGTTGCTGGTGGCGCGTCCTGAACTAAGAAAGCAGGGGCTTCCAACAGAAGGCCCGTTGAGTGCGCAGAGTAACTACCGTGAAGCGCAACGCGTTGCCGAGGAGCGTGGCGAAACTGCCCAGACACTGGAAGGTCAACTGCGCCGTCAGCGCGATTACGTTGGTGGTCTGCTTGAGCGCGTCATACCGACAGGCACCATCCCACGCAACACCCGCGCTTTGCTTGAGCAGACACAGACGGCGATTGAAGACGGTATTGCCACACGTGAGGTACTAGACCTTGCCGAAGATATTGCGACTCGTGTACAGCGCGGGCAAAAAACACAGGACGAACTGTCCAAGCTAAATGATGCGCTGCGTTCCATGCGGCAGGCACAGGCCCCCGGTATTGAGGGCGGACAGCAGTCGTTGTTTGGTGCAGAAGATTTAGGTGTCGTTCGCGCTAACGCCGCAAACTTCCGTAAGTTCCTTGGCTCAAAGCAGGTTGCTGCTCTGCGCCAAACGCTGAAAGACATGCAGGCGGCAAACGAAGCTAAACGCCCGCCATACGCAGCCGCACAGGCAGCGGCAAAAGCAGCCAAGCTCAAAGATCAGATCAAAAACAAAGAAGTCAGCATCTTGCAGACTATCCGCGATTTGACGGTACAGATTCGTGAGCAGCGCGGTCAAGCGTTGTACGGCCCCATCATCCAGAAGTTTGAGCAGCAAGCGCAAGCGTTTGAAGCGCGGCTGGCTGAGTTGAAAGACTCTATGCCTGAAGGCGGACGCATGTCGCCTGACTTGGACGCACTGTTTACTGAAGCCGAAGACCTGAAAGAAGAAATTGCAAAAGCCCGCGCTGTTGTTAAAGAAGCCCGAGACAGGCAAGAACGCACCGAAGACAACGCAAGTCTGCTGGCTGCGGCGGATGAGCGCGTTGTCAAAGACAAAGAGCGTTTAGCTGCGCTGGAAAAGAAGCTGGCCGACGTGGATTTTGTTGGCGAAGAGCGTCGTGCAGCGCAGGTTGAGGCTGGCAAACTGCGTCGTGATACTGCCGTAGCAGATGGCAAACTGCGTGAAGCCAAAGAACTGCAAAGCAAGCAGGAGGAAGAACGCAAGCGCCGTATTACTACAGGCGAAGGTATGCCGAAGTTGACCCGCACAGTAGTGCCGGTTGAGCGCACTACCCCATCGGGCAAGCGCATCGTCATGAAAGAAAAAGGCACTGGCTTGCCGGTGCAGCGGAAGAAAACTACAGGTGCGTTCGCCGACCGTGAGCCAGTTAAGGGCCTTGGTTGGACGACAACCAAAGAATCTAAGCCACGCATTGCGCCAACAGCAGAGGCGGTGGAAGAAGCTACGCCTAAAGCACAGCGCGTTAGTGCTGCTAAGAATCTTAAAGATTTGGCTAAAGCATCTCGGACGCTTGCGCAGCAAGAAAAAGTTACGGACATAAGCCCAAAATCAAAGAGGGCCGAGCCGTTGCGTGTGGGTAGTCAAGAAGCCAAAGAAGAAAAGCTTACGCGAAAACAAACAGCCGCAGAGAAGCGCAAGCTTGCGCGAGACATGGCCGAAGGCGTTGTTTCTGAATACGATGACGACGCAGGGCTTGCGTTCCGCACAGCCAAAGCACCAGCTACGCCGGTTGACCCGGCAGAAGCAAAGAAGTTGATAGTAGAGACCCTCTCTAAGCTGCCCAAGGGCGTGAACTTGGTGTACGAGCCAACACTGGAAGGCATGAAGCCTGAGACGTTAAAGCGTTTGGTGGCGTTTGGTTACAAGCCCGGCTCTGCATTTAAAGGCGTAGTGCTGCCGGATGACGGCACCATCGTTGTGGTGGGCGACCAGCACACTAACATCAAGGACTTGGAAGAGACGTTGTTCCACGAGATGGTCGGCCACTACGGCATCGATACCGTGATCGGTATGGGCCGCCTGAAGAAGTACGCCAGCGCAACAGACCTTGAGAAGCTGGCCAAGAAACTGGGCGGTGACCAATTGTGGACTCATGCTGTTGACGCCATGACGTTTGCCACGGAACAAAAGGGCGATCCTGATCTGGCCGCACTGCGCGAGATCATTGCCTACACCGGTCAGCAACGCATCACTGAGAACTTTAAGCAGAAGGCTGGACGCTGGTTGCAAGAGCTTGTCGGCATGGTTCGCTCGGCGCTCCGCCAGATGGGTTTTAAGAACATGGCTGAAATGTCTACGTCGGATGTGTTCTACGCCATAAAGATGGCCAACAAAGCTTTCAATGAGCGCACTGTCGGTCCTTACCGGGCGGCTGATGGCGTGATGGCTTTCCGTACCAAGACTGAGCCAAGCCGCTACGGCAGTTCTTTTGTTGGTGGCCAGAAAGGCGTTATTGACAAGCTCCGTGGCAACTTCCTCGGTTTGTCAGGTCGTGTGCAGTTCGTTGACCAGTACGCGGCGCTCGATGCGGCTATTAAGAAAGGTCTGGACGCGGGCGTTATCTCTGACTTGGAAGCCGAGCAGGCAGGTTACTACCTGCGCTTTGGCCAGCAAGCCAACGCTTATGCTACACAGGCGCTGACTAACGGCCCGCTGTCACTAGTTAAGCAGATGACTAAGCGCGGCATGGAGTTTTTTTACAGCAGCACTCCCGGTGCCAACATGGTCAAGGTTGCGCAGGCGCTGGAGAAGTCTGGCATTAAGAACAGCACCGAGTTGGAACACATGTTTACCATCTATACGGCAGGTAAACGTGCCAAACAGGTGGGGTGGAACAAGCTGAACTTTGAAGATCCTACCGTGCCAGAAGCAGACTACAACCGGCTTATGGCTGAGTTGAAGGGGAACGACAAAGCCCGCGCTGCGTTTGAAGAAGCCGCCAAGATTTACAAAGAGTACAACAACGGGCTGATAGACTTCCTTGTGCAGACCGGCTACATGAAACCAAGTAAAGCGGCTGAACTAAAAGCGATTGACTACGTACCGTTCTACCGTGTGCAAGGTGGCGAGTTGCAATTGATGGTCGACAAAGAGCGCCCTGTTCGGATTGCTGACATCAAGAGCGAACCGATGCTGCACGAGCTTGTTGGCGACAACAAGGAAATTCTTCCAATCTTTACAAGCTCGGCTCAGAATGCGTTTGTGCTAACACGCATGGGGTTGCGTAACCAGATGATGAAAGACAACGTCATGTTGTTGGGCCGTCTGGGTATCGCAAGCAAGATTGGTGAAGGTAAAGGTCCAGATGGGCCAAACACGGTTCGCTACAAGGTCAAAGGCGTAGACAACTTTGCCGTCATTGACTCGGATATGTATGGCATCCCGGCAGACCTGATTGTTAAAGGTATGGAAGGCATCAAGACCACCATCCCGATGGCGATTAAGATCATGGGCCTACCCGCTAATTGGTTAAGACAGTTTGTCACTCGCAACCCAGCTTACGCTGTACGTCAGGCTATCCGTGATCCGCTAACTGCTTGGTTTACTACCGGCACAGACGGCGTTCCGGTGCTTAATTCGATGAAAGAGCTAGGCAAGATGGTGGCCGGACGCAGCCCAGAAGAAATTAAGTTGATGCAGGCAGGCGCTATCTCCAGTAACGTCATGACAGGCGACGAGCAGGATATGGCCAAAGCTTTGCGTGATATGAGTCTTGGGCGTTCGGGCTGGACTAAGTTGATGATGAAGGCCGATGCGCTGGCCATGCAGGGCGATGCCGCAACCCGTGCTGTGATCTACAAAGACTCGCTGGCCAAGGGTATGTCCGAGATGCAGGCGTACATGCGCACACTGGAGTCGATGAACTTTAGCCGTCGCGGTTTGTCGCCGTCCATGCAGATGCTCTCCACAGTCATCCCGTTCTTCAACGCGCAGATTCAAGGTCTGGATGTGCTGTACCGGGCGTTTACAGGACAGATGCCGTACAGTGAACAGCTAAAAATCAGGCAAAAGTTGTATACGAGAGGGTTGTTGCTGGCTGCGGGCACACTGGCGTATGCGGCTGCGATGGAAGATGACGAGGCGTACAAACGCGCCAAGCCTGAAGAGCGTCTGGGCAACTGGTTTGTGTACACCCCGTTCTCGAAAGAGCCGATGAAGATACCTATCCCGTTTGAATTGGGGTATCTGTTTAAGGCATTGCCAGAAGCGGTATTCAATATGGCAGCAGAAGACGAACGTGCAAGCGACATCACCAAGGGTATGGGCAAGCTGGTGGCGCTATCTAATCCGTTTGCGTTGCCTGCGGCGATCAAGCCAGCAACTGAAGTCATCCTTGGCCGTTCGTTCTTCGGTGGTGACATTGAGTCTAAGCGTGAGCAGACCACCATGATGCCGGGGGAGCGGTATCGTGACACGACGACTGAGTTTGCCAAGATGTTGGGCAGCGTCACAGGCGATGCGGGACTGACCCCGATCAAGATTGACTACCTGATCCGTGGCTACACGGGGGCGCTGGGTGTTGCGATTGCATCGATGGCCAACCCTATCCTGAACACGGAAGCCAGCGCGGTTGAGAAGCCGACCATGAAGACCAGCAAGATGCCGTTCATCGGCGGGTTGTTCCAGCCGGTTGAAGGCAGAGGCACTCTGGACGCTGCGTACGAGCGCATACTGGAAGTTGAACAGGTGCAGGGCACGTACAAGCGGCTTGCTGAATCAGGCAAGAAGGAAGAAGCGCAGGAGTTTCTGGATAAGTACCGCAACAAACTGGCCAACGCCAGCGTGTCGGGAGAAGTCAGGCAGCAGCTTGGCGAACTGTCCAAAATTAAACGGCAGGTACTGGAATCTAACCGGACTACGGCAGAGAAGGACGAACTGCTGGAGAGAATCGATGACCGTCAGTACCGCCTTGCACAACGGTTCTTGTCGATCACAGGTGAAACCAGACCCCAATAAGGCCGCGCTTAACTCCAACGCTGGCCTTGGCGTGGAAGATACGGTGAGCTAAAGCTTTGCGGAGGCCGTCTTTTATGACGGCCTCCGTGTCCAGACAAGGAACGAAGAACCCCTGCCCACGCTTAAGCTGCGACCAAGGGTACGTTACCTGTAAAGTCTTCTTCATCAGAGCGTCGGCTTATCTTCATGACGGACACCCGCATCGGTGGCCCTTTGGTTTTGGCGGTCATGTCCTTCTTCGGCATGTATGACACCATGAACTGCTCCTCCAGATACTTCTTAAAGTCGGCATAGCCGAAGCTCATGGTGGAGCAAAACGCTTTTAACAGCCGCTCTTCGATGTAGTAGTCCGTGAACCCGACAGTCGCACCGTGCTCGATGCGCCCCATGATCTTGGTTCTGGTTGTAGACGCATCAATCGCCCCGCCGTTGCCAAGCTCTGCCAGAACGCCGTCAATCGAATTGAACTTCACGATGATGAAGTTGCCGTAGTACTCCTGAGTAAATGAGTTCAGGACATCTTCAGCAGAGCGTGTGCCGGTGTTAATGGCATTACGCATGTACCGCACGGCGTTGCCAAACGTATCCAGCACGGGCTGCATTGGGATGTTGATTGCACCGCAGTGCTCATCAGAAAACAAAATACCTGCGGCAATCGCTGCACCAATAGCCGCCATCCAGAAGCGTTCATCATTGGTGGCGCGGTACTCGCCATACATACGGCGCACTACTTGCGGAACCAACTCTTTAAGCTTGTCCACATTCTTGACCATATAGTCAACGAGCATGTGTCCTGCGACCGCGTAATTATTTGCCAGCGACTTAATGATCTCAATCTCATGCGGCTCCCACGTAAGTACATCGTTCATTGCAAACTCAAGTACGCGTCGTAGTTCACCTTCCGCAGAGTGGGATTGTGCGCCCGTGAAGTAGTCCACCACGTACGTATTGGAAGACATGATGGACGTATCCATCCACGTGGACAGGTTCATGCGCTCCTTGTTGGAGCCAGACTCCATACGCTCCTTGCCCCGCCCGTTGGTCATGTCCAGTACGAACTCGGAGAACCACCCGAAGTCTTTCCGGTTCTTCGCGGTGATCTCATCCGTTATCAGGGGGATGCTGTGCAACAGACCAAGGCGCTGCTGCATGGCGACAGGCGAAGTTCCCTTGCTGGTGCGGTAGTGCACCGGGTGCCCCCAGACAGAAGCCGCAGCCTCCAGCGCCAACGATTTACCTGTACCGGAGTTAGTTGAGCCGCAGTGGAACGTCATACCGTAAATGCCTGTGAAGCGCATAAGCGGACCACCTGCCCCAGCCAGCATGATGCACACGTGCTGCCACATCTTCTTCTGGATGAACAGGTTGATGACCGCCCGCCACTGCTCGATTGAGCCGGTGGGTTTGGTGTTGGCAATGATGTTCTCCAGCCCTTCCATGGGCACTTCGATCTGGCCAGTGGGGGCGTAGATTTTCCCGGCAAAGACGAACGTATCGTCCTCCTGCCAGCCGTAGCTGGTGGGTACACTGACTGTGCGCTTCTCCACGCTGACCTTCTCCACACAGGCACGGACGTAGTCGTACAGGTTCTTGTCATTACCCGAGCCGAAGGACGCCAGAATGTTCTGGTTGGCAAGGTGCTTCATGGTCTCGTCTTTACTGACGATACTCTTCTGGGGAATGGTGATGGTGTTGGGGTTGCCGTTCCTGATCGCCATCATGTGTACCGTGTGCTCACCACCAGAGTTCAGGATGTCCACCGGGAACAAGTCGTAGGGGATAAGCATGATCTGGCGCTTGATTTTGTTGCCGTTAGCGTCCTCGTCATCCTTCTCGATAAACACACCGCCCTGCTTGCCGTAGGCGTAACCCTTGGGCGGTTCAGGACGTAGCACCTTGCGGGCATACGCCTCGTTCTCCACCTGTACATCGATCTCTTTGGGCGCTACCTCAACTGCGTACTCCCGGCCCAGTGCCAGCGGGTTGGTGATCTTGCCCCAGTGTGTACAGGATGTACAAACGCCGGGATTCTCGGAGTCGAACTTAGTGCAGGGATACGGACCCTTGATCTCCCGCAGCTTGGTGTGCATCCGGTCTTCGTCATACGGGTGCATCTGGGAGAGCCAAACCACCGCCTTGGGGGCTTCCTCGCACTTCTGAGCAATCGACAGCAACCCACGCCACAGCGGCTCCATGCCATCCTGCTCGGCGTTCTCCATGTAGTATGCGAGTTGACCGCAGCCCGTGCCCTGCTTGGTGCGCTCGACAATCTTGCGGAACTTAGTCACCGAGTTCTCGAACAGCTTGACGCTGGTGCCGGTTGCTTCCGTAGTTGCAGGTAGCGTTGGACGCTGACCGGGAAGCTCGACCACGTTGGCCGGGGGTGTGGGCTTGGACTCGTACGGTGTACCGGCCAGATGCTTGGTGACCAGCGCCTTGATGTCCTCGATGTCGAACAAGTCCCCCTCGTTCATGAAGCGCACGTTAGTTACCCCACGCACCTTCTTGCCGCTCTTGACCCCGTTGTTGATCGTGCCCGGCACCCGCAGGATACGTGAGGCATCGCCCGTCACAGTCGCGTCAATAGCCAGCTTCTTGGAGAAGCACAGGCGCTTGAACTGCTCGGCCACCGGCTTCCACACCGACTTGGGCAACGCTTCTTTCAGCGGCCAGTATGCGTGTACCCCACCGCCTGAATGGACGAGCCAAGGCTGGCCAAGACCTGACAGCCCGACCTCATCGATGAACGCCATGATGGCTTCGAACCCAGCCTTGGGGGACGGGTAGCCCTTCTGTTTGATTACGCCGCTTGCATCAGGCAAGTCCAGTGGGTGATTGCAGTCCACATCAATAGCGATGCACTTGACCATCTCCACATTGGGTGCTGTACGGTCATCAGGATTTTTAAATGTCCCCAGCGCAAAGTACGTGTCGTACCCATTTAGCTTGCAGCTTTCAATCGTCTGCTCAAGCTCCTCCAGTGTCTCCTTGTAAACATGCTCTTTGTACTTCGATGTTAGTTCCGCCACGCAGTAGTACCCGTTACCCGGTGGTGGGAGAACCGCCGCCATAAAATCAAGCGGGTTCATAGGTATCCTTTATTGTTTTAGTCGAACAGCGGGGGTTGATTTGGATCTGACGTTTTGTAGTCTGTTGTTGCGTTAATTCGAGCGTCTTCTACATACGAAGCCAAGCGTCGAATGAGTTCTTTTTGAAACGCGACCGGAGCACCTTTATCAGGTTCAAACAACAGAAGAGATGCGTTTAGCAGTTCGTGGTCGGTCAGGCTTTGAGGTTGTATTCCTTGCATATTCTTCTCCATGCTTCATCAGCGGTTTTAGATGACTGCATAATCTTCAGCAGTAATTCGACACGATCTTGGTAGCCGACAAATACTTCGGTCTTACCGATCATCCAGTTGTAAACCGTCTGTCGAGTTACACCAAGAACGTACGCAATCTTGGTCACAGGAAAGTCAAGATAGATAGCCCAGCGCCCAAGCTGGTTGCCCGGTGTCTTAGGCGCTGCTGCGACGGCATCTATAATTTTTTGAGAGTAGGCCATTAGTTTTTGGGGATGTCCCAATCCAGATAAGTAGTACCTTTGTGTTGTTGGATTTGCAGTTTGAAATTCTCAGCGTAATTTGCAGGGCGCTCGTTCCATTCGCCGTGGCAGTTCTCACACCAAAATTCGATAACTATTCCGCCCCGGCGAGAACTTGGATTACCTGATGTTTTGCGCGGCGCAATGATGCTTGAAAACATATCGCCTTCTGCGCGTGTGACACGCACGTGCTCTGCATCTTCTGTACCGCTGTACTTGGTCACGGCTACGTGGTGCAGGTTGTTGCCGTTACATACGGGGCACAGCAATGCGTTGTCGTAACAATCTTTCTCAAGGGTTATATCGCTCATCTGCTTCTCCTGTAATTAAAAGTGCGGGGTCACCGAGTGCGAAATGACTACTTCCGAAAGGATCACTCAGCCCCCGCTGCCGGTGTTATTAGCGCCACCTCCGGCTGGGCTTTAGGGTGGGGTACTCGCTGCGTCTGCCCGCATTACAGCCCGCTTAACGCAGAGTCGCGCAACAGCATCCGCTTTCCCCCATAGCTTTACTCGTCGTCCCAGTCAGCCACGATGTCGGCCAGCTTCGACTTCTTCTCCGGCACAGCAGACGGCTTCGCGGACTCCTTGCGAACTTCTGGCTCGGACTCATCCTCGGCGACTTCAGCTTTCTTCTTGGTGGTCTTGGCCTTGGGTGCTGGTGCTTCCTCTTCGGCCTCAACGACAGGCGCTTTACCCAGCAGAGCAGGGGCGTTCTTCACGCCATCTGTCTGCGCAACCGTCATTACTACGGCGCGGTTTGCATCGGCACTGTCAGCTTGCGTCTTGACCACGGCGTACTCTTCATTGGTCAGCCAACGAACCGGGGCAAAGAACAGCTTGGGCGACTCCGCTTTGGTATCGAACTTCATGCGGGTGACGATCTGCTCTGGGTTGATCGGCGGGTTTGAGAGTGCCAGATGACGCGCAAATGCCTGAAGTGGGCGCTTGTCGCCGTCTTCCTT